AAGCACGGGATGATTATATTTTGACCTTACCTTATCAATAAACGACTTTATCTCTGGCACAAGGTCACTTGGTGCCTTCTTCACGCTCTGATTAGCTGGAGAATAGTAATAGGTGTCTAGTACGATCAGGTTGTTCTTGGCCGTAACAGCGGCCGCCACGCACGTGGTTGCGCTATTAATATGACCAGCGTCGATTGAGAACACGAGACGCCTAATTGGATCGTTGCTTGGCACCTCATCCAGTCTATGAAACAAATCCATGTTGTAGACGTTGGTTCCTAATCCAATCACATCGCCAAGATAAAGCCAACGGTAGTAGTCATAATCGTTGGCTTTATACTTGTCGATCAGTCTAAGCTGCTGTTCGTCAGTGAACCCAAGATCATCATCGAGATAAGTTGATTTGTCGATGAAGAAATCGTTGTCTCCTCTAACGCTATCAATCCACTCATTAATCCAGTCATATGGATTCTTCGGTGGGTTATACGTGTAGAAGACTTGAACTTGATCAACCCATGGTGATTTCTGTCGAATGAAGGTTGGATTAGTTTGGTCAAACACTTCAGCAGATTTAAAGTTAGCTGCTTCTTCATACCACACAGCAATCACGTTACGAACGGTGTTAGACTTCAGCTTTTCAGGTTTATCACCGCCATAGAAGTAGAATGTGCTACCAGTTCCACGATGCGTTATGCGCATAGGCGATACGTTGAACACAAACTCGTCTGTCATTTTGAGCATGTCAATTGCCCAACCGATTTGGCTGTATACAGTATCACGCAAGTTAACCGTGTTCTCTCGAATGACGATGATGTTTGCTTTATGGCCTTCTTGCGCTTGCCTTTTCAGCATCATGACAAGCTTCAGACTAACTGTCGATGATTTAAATGAGCCACGACCGCCGTTAAGTATCAAATACGGTGCCCTTGAATGCCAAAACGGATAGAAATGTGGTTGCACCATCTTACTTAACTTAATCATCTTCTGGGACGTCATCGACAATCACCGTCCTGTCTTGCGAATCTGCATCAGTAAGCAATTTGGCCTTGGCTTCCATGATGTCTGCCTCAGCGGATGTCTTGCGAACATCAGCCTTAGTTTTGGCAACCTGCTGGTCTTCGAGCTCTTTGCTTGAGTTTCTGAGCATGCCCTTATACTTCAAGTACAATTCAAGAGCTTCAACCTGCTGTTTAGGACCCGGCGAATATTTCATTGTCGTGTCTTCTACCATCGTCTTTTTAATGTTGTCGTATGTCGAGCTTCTGGCAGTGATCTCACGACCCATGCCAATATCAAGCAAGTGGATAATTGCCTTATCAACATCGAGATCAGCCTTGCGTTCAATCGGTTGCAGTCGTTTTTTGATATACTCTTGAATTTTAGGTATTTTTAGGGTCTTACCGGCGTTTGCTCCAATGTTCTTAGGCGAATATCCAGCGGCTCTCGCAGCCTCTGTAGCGTTGCCTCCGTTGGTAAGATAGGCATCAGCGAATGCTTTCTGCCGTTTGCTTAGTTTCATCACATATCACCACACCTCCCGCGCCGAATTTGCTTGTCACAGTCATTTGCTTTTGGATTGTTTTTGACGATATTCGTTCAGTGCTTTGTCTAGCTCCGCAATGAATGATTCGCTGAATTCTGCATGATCTGGCAACTCAACGCCTTCGATTCTATCCGAAATATTTTCGCTGCTCTTTTCAATCATGATTTTCCCTCCGTGTATTGTTTAATCTTGTCAACCCGCAAGTCGCACCACGTTTCGTGGGTACCGTTCGCTTTATATACCGTTACGACTGGGAACGATTGATAGCCTAGCTTGCGGAACCGCTCGTAGTCGTCCGCGTCTGCTGTGATGGTTTGCACTGGCATGACCTGCTTTAGCTTCATCGCTGTGTGGCGACACTTTTGACAGTGCGGCTTTGTGTAAATCACAGCTTGCATACGTGTTTCTTCCCTTGATAGCTCTTCAATGATTTTTTGCTCGGTTTTGCAAATGTAGCCATAGCTAACACGTTTCATACCTGACATGACTTACACCGCCAACTCGAATAAATAGCCGTGGTGATGTTTGTGCTTGTCTTTAAGGCACCTGTGCATAGCCCTTCTGTCTAACCCAAGGAGTTTCGCGGCTTTTCTTGCACTTTCAAAGAAATAGCGATGCCCTGAACTCGTCACCACGTAGATTGGACGTTCAAGTGCTTTCGCTACGCGTTTGTTGCGGGTACCGTACATGTCGTTATAAAGCGCTGAGCACCATTCAAGGTTCGATACCGCGTTGTTTTCCTTGTTTTCGTCTTTGTGGTTGACCTGCGGCAAATTGTCGGGTTTATCCAAGAACGCCGTAGCCACGAGACGGTGGATAAGCTTATATTCAATGTTTCCATCTCGGCATAGATCAATCGTGTGATATCCACGGTTGTTGTGCTTGTCCGCGAGCACTCTTCCTTTTCTGCGGCGTCCTTGTGCGTCTTCGCGATCAAGGCTTCTTACTCTGCCCATGTTGCTAACTTGGTAGAGGCCTTCAAATCCTTCAATATCTTTCCAAATCTCACGTTCTTCTTTAAACATAGTAAATCGCCCTCGTATCATGATCGCTGTATTCGACCAGCTCAAACGTTTTGTGAGCAACTACGCCAATATCATCTGTCCAGCGGTCATTAGGTTTCCGCGTTGATACTTGACGCTGAACGAATCCTCCCAAGTCTTTACTCATCTCGCTATGAAGATGCCCCGTGAACAGCTCGCGGTTCTGTGCCGTGCCTAACATGAAGCCGAACTCATCGAGGTATTTTGCAAGGTAGTTGTTCTTACCTTTATCACCATGAGTTGCGCCAATGAAGTTATGGCCTAACATTGTGCCTTTGTAATGCTTCAGTGATATATCCCAAGTGATGTTCGACTGGTTGCTGTAGGCACGTTTCAATAGACGTGCGAACATATATCCAACTGACGGGTCGTGATTTCCGGCACAATACATGACCTCACACTCATTGGCGTTCTTAATGATTGCTTCAATCAGTGTCTCGAAGTATTGCTCCATTTCGTTCACAGTCTCGCCTAAGTCGGTTGTTTCGAGCTGTGTGCCCTTTGCTGTGGTTGAGTTGATATTATCCACATGAGCTAGATCACCGCCCAGAATGAGCAATATTTTAGCGTAGTGGCCGCGTTGAATGATCTCTAGCTGACGTTTAAGAGATTCAGCATAGACATCGAATGTGTGGCCGTTGAAATGTGTATCAAACGCAGGAATGACTAGATAGCGATCTGATTCCACAAAAATAGGAGCCTTGGCTTGATACGGCTCCTTGTGTGTGATGATGTCATTCATCAATGATTCATATTGTTCTGCTTCGACTAACGGCCTGATTTGTATCTTGCTTTGATACAATGTTGCTTCAGGCGTCTGCTTCCAAAAATTGCTTGTGGCACGTACAAGCTCCCACTTGGTGTAATCATATCCGTGAGCTTCCAAAACCTCTCTAGGAGTCATTTTGTGACCCCTGACAACCTTTAGAATGGTTTCACTGGATTGTGTTCCGTCTGAATCGTATTCATTCTTCAACGGCTTTTGGAACTCGACACCAAGCCGTCTTGCTTTTCCCTGAAGCGCGTCATAGCTAATCCCTAGCTTATCTGCCGTCTCGCGTCTGGTAAAGCCTTCAGAGGCGAGCTTCCTAATGCCACTGATTTGTTCATCTGTCCATTGCATCTACTCGCCTCCTGAAATATAATGTCTGTGAGCAGTTTAGCGATTCTGCTCAGCTCCCTCATAAAGAACTTCCCGAGTTCTTAAGCCCTCGGATTCGGCCCCGAGAGCTTTTTTGTTGCTTAAAAAATTTCGATGAGTTAGAATTAAATTGTTCACAACAGATACTCATTTTCATTCCTCGGTACTACCCCACTCCTTAGCTCTCGGCCCCCAACCGAGAGCTTTTTTATGTGCCTATTATAAGTATTGTGTTACAATGACTTAGTGAGTTCATTCTCACACTTCAAAAGTGATTGGCCTTCGTTTTCCCAGAGCGAGGGCTTTTTTGTTGCACAAAAATAGCACCTCACCGTTTGGCGGAGTGCTTAGTAGTCGACTATTATCAGTAACTATGCACGGATTTCCAGTAGTGCTCTTACTTTACTAGAGACCCTATTTGCGAGTTCGCTGTTTCCCTGATAGCCATTATCATAAAACTCGGTGTACTCAGACGAAATGTCTGCCGGAAGATGCTCACCATAATCTTTTTTAAAGCTTTCTCTGTTGCAAACTGTAATAACTTTTTTGCCAATTGTGTGACAAATGCCGAGCTCATAAAACACATTTGGGTTCTTATAGCTCAAATCAGCTATAGCAAAAGCCGATGTGCAAATATCTTGCCAAATATTTTCTACAATGTTATTGCCTCTATTAGGATCAAACATATCTTCCGATTTTATGATACTGACATCATTTCCTACTTTGTCAACAATCGCCGTCATTGCATTAAGTGGTTCTTCTCTAAAAGGTAAGATATAAAAAATCTTATTCTTATTGACAACCATATTACGCGCCTTAAATTTCGGATCAATAATCATCATGTTGTTTTTCCTTTCGAAATACTTGATTATATTGGTAGAATTATATTCTAGGTTGTCTTTTAAATCTTTGGCATCATTTACTAGTTCTTTGAATTTTGCAAGCTTTGATTCAGTCGGTGTTACAGTAATGCTTGTCAATTGCTTAGAATATTTAGATATGAGGTTTACTGGTATTTGAACAAAGAATTGGGGACTGTACCCTCGGTATAGGCCCATATGAATACCTAATAATTCGTGTGCTTGAGATATGCTTTGTGCTTGCATATTCAAAAACGATATTTCTTCAAACCCATGTATGGCTTTTTTGACTGGTTAATCCTAAAACCACCTGATTTGTCGCTAATAGCCCCCAAACATTATATGGTTGAACAAGCGATACTCTAGTAAGTCCCATTTGCATCAATGACGGGTCATTTTGAACATAGTCAAGCAGACAGTCTAAATACGTGATTAAATTTTTAGCATCCAATCCATATATAAAATCATTTATTGTCGACGCGTCTTTAATCCCGGATAAATTTGTTTTCATCATTTCAATCACCTCAAAAAAATAGTACCCCAGCATGAACTGGAATACTACATTGAGGTGATATCTGTGCTTCATATGTCTGCTGCTCGCTCTCCCAGTGTCAGATGGGATCATCGCAAGCTGTGTCCGGTCGCTAAACTGGACAATGTGGCATACGGGAATCGAACCCGCCTGACTATCTCAGCCAGTCCATTTGCCACGCCTTGCCACAGCTTTATCATCACCATGGCTCGGAGGAAAAACGCGGTGTCTCAGGTTTCTCACCTTTGGCACAATACCATCATATGACGAAAATACGGTCGGTTGGTTCGCACTTAGTTCGCATATAGTTCGCCATTAGTTCGCTCTAGCTTTACCAGCGGACACAGTTCACCGAATGCAATTAGTGCTTGCTTCTTTTTGTCTTGATATGCCGTCTTGCCAACACCTATCAAATCGAAAAGTGCTTCGTTTGTTTTTCGTTTGCTCGCTGGAATAAGGTAGCTTTCAGACAATATCGTTCTGTAATCCTCATCTTCAATAGCATCAACTGCCGATTCACAACATTCAACGTAGTACAGCTCGTCAGCGTGCGATATTACCTTGTCCTCGGCTTTGTTTCCATAGCTAGGTGACTTGGGCATGCCGTCCATCACGGGGCTTCTGAGCGCTATTTTGGTGCGTTGAGCGAGCCGCTTGTGATGCCAGTAGTTCCCCAAGACCTCTTTGGCGTTTTCAATTGTTT